AAGGTCGAGTAATGGCATCCTTGAGGACATTAGCCAAGGTTCCGTGTAACTCACCTAGTTGTTGTTCTTCAGCTTTCTTCACTTAGTAACTCCCTTCATCTTCTCAAAGGTTCGTAGACCTGCCATACCAAGCATAGCAAAAGTTAACTCCATGAGTCCTTCGGTGCTAATACTTGGAGGGACTACGTTGAGATGATTTATAGCAATTACCCATTTGACCATTTCATTGCCGACAAACTGCCAACCTAAGCCAAAAGCACAAAGCCAACCTATAGCAGGTCTCCAGCCAGCCACGAAGACTGACTTGTGTTGTGCCTCAGCAATGTTGGTTTGAAGTTGAGCCATGTTAGCTGCATTAGCAGCCTCTACTAGCTTCATCTCCATTTCAGCCTTGGCTTTTGCCGCCGCGTCTTTGTCAGGAATAAATTGGTCCACAATATCGAGGGCCTTAGGTAATAAGGCAGATAGTAGTGGTAACATAAAGTAGTCCTATAGTTTTGTTATTAGAGAGACGCTAAGACCAACTATGAGAATTGTAGATCCCATAATCATAGCCTCTAGTCTCCATAAGCGTTTCTCAAGTGCGTTTAGTTTTTCTTGTACAGAAGCATAGCGGACTGCACATTCTCGCTCATGAGCATCGAGTTGTGATTGAGTATCGTTAATCTTTGCGTTCATTGTTTTTATTAAATAAAGAAAATAAAGTTTCTACTTTGGATTCGAGTACCTTTACACGCACAGTTATTTCAGCACGAAAGGCAACGCCTATAGCCCCAACAGCAATAAGGCCCGATATTACGGGCCAAAGTTCGAGGAATCCTTCCATTTAAATTTTGCTCCTTTAAGGGTTACTCTGCTTCTCCTCGACTAATTTAAGTCGAACGTGTAAGTCAGTTAGGCGTTCAACTAATTCCTCCTTCAACTCGCTCCGAGCTTCTCGGTTGCCAGGTGAGGGGATGATGGTTCCATTGGGGGTAATGAGTAACATCATGTTACCCTTGAGACTGTTTATTTCTAACTGCAAATGATTAATTGAGGAAATTAACCACCACATTGCTGCTAGTAGGACTGGTAATAGTGATCCGGTTATTTTCCCTATATCAATATTCATGAGTCGGCTGGCTCAGGCGTATTGCCCTCAGCCAACCACTCTAAGTATTCTTGATAGTCTCTGTTTGCTTCGTCAAATGGAATAGAAGCATTGTCTGCTATTCTTAGTATTGAACTAATAGTATTTCCTGTTACTGGATGTACATCTTCAACTAATTTATACATTTATAACTCCGCATCTGCCGAACAAATACCAAGAGTTCCACCAGAGGTATTGCTCCAACCAAAAGAAGCCCAAGCATTACCAGCAGTATAAATAGTTGCGCCATAAGTCCCCCTCATTAAGCCTGTCCCCTCATATAACCCAGCAATCGTTGGTTGACTTCTCATTTGAACTTTATATTGCCAATTTACATAATTATATGCAGCACCATAACTACTCCAAATAGCTTCGTTTGAGTATTCTGCTCCATCTATAAATTGGTAATACCTCTGACACAACAACAACTCAGTACCATAAGGTCTATGCTCAAACTCAGTAGCTGACTCACCGGCTTCAAACTGAATTAAAGTAATATCAAAATTGCCAGCTTGGTTTCCTATTGAGCTTGCACGAGAGTCATAAGCAGAACCTGAGCTAAGCCATAAGTAAAGTTCTAAATAACTGGTATTTGTTGATGGATCAATAGTTTTTCCTGAAATACTAGGAAGAGTTAGTGTGACCGAAAACTTTTGCCACGAAGTAGACAAAGTAACTGAGTCAGAATCTGCGGTTACAACACGACTACTTGCACTACCACCAGTTCCAAAACTTTGGTTTAGTTCTATTGCTATTTTATTTCCAGAAACTGAACTTTTAGCCCAGAATGAAAGAGTACAAGTTTGACCGGCAAATGTTCTAACGTCTTCTATGTGTTGCGCTAGAATTACATAGTCACTAGTTCCAGAGTTTGAGGAAACTGTATTCCTTAGATAAAACTCAGGCTCTCCAGTAACATCTGTTTGTCCTAAAGTAAACGATTGTTGACTAACATCTACAGTAGGTCCACTTAGAAAATATTTCCATCTATCCAATGCCGGATATGTATTGTTTGAAATTCCAGTTGCACTAGTACCACGCTGTGCAATCTGCATCGCACCATTAATGATCCTGTTCTTGCCTACTGTGTTGTAAGCATTAGGCGTAGTGCCATTGATCGATGTAGTGCTACCACCGTTAGCATCTGTAATTGCGTTGACTGCAATGGTACTCATAATTAACCTTTTGGATATTTGTCTTTAACTGCTTGAATCTGTGCAGCCATGTCAGCAGGAAATACTCCCGCATGAAACAAGGCATCTAACTGGTCACCAATAGCTGGATACTCTAATGCTCTACTAAACTTGTATGCGTCTGGATCAACCCAAGCATTGACCGCATCCATGTCAATTTCTACTTTGTTTCCATTAGCATCCATAGCCCCAGCAGTATCATCAATAGACACAACGTTAGAATATAATGCGTAAATAGCTTTATGATTCATCCTGCTATCTCCATTGCTGTAATTGTAGAAACAGAAGTTCCAAATTTATCTGTAGTTCCACCTAAACGATCTCTGTTTATATAAAACGGATAAGACGTTCCATACGGAGCAATCCCGTAAATTTTATAAGTTATAGAAGATGTAGTAGAAGGTGAATCTAAATAAATTATATTAGGATGCCAATGAGGATAAGCATAACTATCTGAAAACACATAACTTGTTGCTTGTTGTAGACTTCCTATTGCATCACCGTATAATATATAAGTAGAATCTCTTGCTAATCTAAAACCAGCACTGTAGCCAGCAGCAGAAGCAGTAACACTTAAATTGTAAGATATTAAAATTTTACTGTTAGTAGATGAAGGTGTGATACTAACATTTAAACCAGTAATTTCTGTCCAGCTAGCCGCACCACTACTAAAGATATCGGTTTTAGCAGTATTAACAACTTGCAACACACTACCAGCAGGAAAGTCTGATTGGTTTCCTGTAGTTAATACTGTACCAGCAGCATCAGGAAGATTAAATGTTCTGTCAGTATTGCTATTCGGGGCAGCAATAGTGAAATTACCAGTCCCGTTAGCATTGCCCTGAATAACGACTTTAGACATTTACATATTCTCCACAACATTACGCAACTCTACTTCATTAATAGCTGCATCAATATCTGTTTGTACTGTTTCGTACTTAGCTCTTATAGCTACCCTAGACTCTTCAGCAGCAGTAGCGTCAGCACCAGGAATCTGTTTAGCAATCACATCATCGTGTGGCTTAAACTCTTCCTCACGCTTAGCTCTACGCATGTCGTGAGCAATGTCTTTAGCTTTAGTTAGGTTTACAGTAATAGGCATTATGCGTACTCCCAAGCATTTCTAAAAGTTCTATCCCCAGGAATGTCAGTAACATCTACAATCTGATACTCTTTACCAGCAGGTACATCCTTAGCAGCAATCTGCTCAATAGTTAAACCACTGTTAGGTGCTGGTACAATCACTGCTACACCACCGTCATCTGTAGGATAAATAATTCTCTTGTCCATAATTTCCTCTTATCTAAGAACTATTATTGATATAAAAGATACATCATAACGTACTGTAGTATTTCCAAAACCAGCATTAATTCTAAAACTTGTTGTTGTCATAGCTTCAGAATCTAAAGTTGAACTGGTATACGCACTCCGAAGTGACACGGCTGCAGGTTGACCAGACGTTAATGAACCAGCATTACACATATGAGCTAAACTATAGTTAGCGTTAGGCATTGCATTAGTAAAGTTAACTGTGTAATCACCAGTACCGTTATCAGTAATACTACCTACGTTAAATGAATCTCTAATAGCAACTGTTCCAGTACCATCAAAGTTTACCCAAGCCTTTGCAGAACCATTAATGACATTAGTGACATCAGTAGACTCTGATCCGTCTCTGCTTGCTATTGTGTCTAGTTTAAGTGTACTCATTTGGTTTACCTAAATATAGCAACTGAATTGTATGGAAGATCAGCAAAACCTCCAGCATAAGTAATTACTTTTACAGATGTAGTAGTAGGTGCAGTTACATTTGAGTAATTAGAAAGACCATATCCATTAGAACTAGTACCGCACACTGAATAATCTACATCTTCCAGAGCATTTGTAAAGTTTACTGTGTAGATTCCAACTCCTCCATCAGTAATACTACTTACATTTCCAGACGATCTAATCATATTAGCTGCTGTTTGTGTGCCATCAAAATTCACCCACGCCTTGCATAGGTACATCTCAACAGCATTGGTGTCTTGTATTGTGTCTACCTTCAGTGTACTCATGGCTTAGGATGCTCCGTCTTTACAGCCTCAATAGCGTCTTTCCAAGTAGTTGTACCATTGACACTATCCCAATACTGCATATCAAGTTGTTCTTGGATTGATGGATAAGCAACTCGTCTGTCTCTGGCGTATTGCTCTGGACTAACCCAAGCGTTAACTGCATCAGCGTCAATAGTTACTTCATTACCGTCAGCATCGTATGGAGTATCAACAATAATACGTTTAACATTAGGATAAAGTGCATAAATAGCTTCGTGATTCATCCGGCAATCTCCATAACTACAAATGTTGAAACACCTCTTTCAGACGATGTTGTATCAATATCATCTTCAGTTCTGTTTGTAAAAAGCGTAGTGTTTGCGTAAACATTGTCAAAATTAACAGTGTAAGTTATTTGCGATGTAGTAGAAGGAGAATCAAAATACATTGCGTTACATGACTCCAAAGTGCTTGCAGAGTTAATATGAAAACTAATAGCTAACGGAGCAACCATTGATCCTCTATTTCCAACTCCACTTGGTCTTAATGCAGTTCCTGATCTTCTAAAATAAAGACCAGAGTTGTAAGGAATATTTGTATCACCACATTCTCCGCACCACTGAGCTAATAATAAAAATGTGCTATTTGAAGAAGCTGGTGTGATGTCTATTTCTAAATCTGGAATATAAACATCTGAGCCAGCAGTTATATACTGAGAACTTGGTGTTTCATTTCTAACGTGTTGAATTTGTAATACTCTGTTGTTAGTAACACCAGCAGTGTTGGCTATATTGTCAACCTTTAGTGTACTCATAAGATCACCCAGTTCCCACCTGATGCAACAGTCACTGTCACACCTGAACTAATAGTTATGTCACCAATACTTGCTGCATTGCGTGTAGCAGCTACTGTGTGATCTGCATCAATAGTCTGGTCATTCTCAAAGAACGCTGAAGTGTTGTACACCCCAGGGGTTTGTATTCCCGTATCTCCATTTAAAATCATTGCCATTAGAGCACCACCCATCTTGAGCCACTTGGAATTGTCACGGACACGCCACTGTTAACTGTGAGTGGACCCGTACTCATCGCATTTGTACTAGTTGTTAATGTGTAACTTGTTGTGATGGTTTGACCGTTTTCATAAAACACTTGGTCACCACCACCTCCTGTCGCGCCCCCGCTACCACCTCCGATAGCTCCCCAAGCAGACCCGTCGTAACCTTCAAACGAAGTGTCGGTAGAGTTAAATCGGATATATCCGGCAGATGGAGCCGCATCACGTTCACCTGTAGTCCCCGTTGGTAGGACCGCAGCCCCCGTAGAACTTGTTTTACTGACAACTGTAGACGCATCCACAGTGACGTTGGCCCAGGTAGAGCCATCATAAATACGCACCCTGTTTGACGTTGTGTTGAAATACCAGTCACCTGCGGTGAGGGCATCCCCATCACGGTCAAGCGTAGGGTCCGAACTTTGTGCTCCTAGATACACATCCTCAAATTCATCGAGGGCCAACTCAGCCGCAGCTTGAGCGGTTTGTGCAGCAGTAGCTGAAGATGCCGCCGAGCTTGCACTAGTCGACGCATTAGTTGCTGAAGTTGATGCACTTGATGCACTGTTTGAAGCATCAGTTGCGGAGCTTGCAGCGTTAGTCTCAGACGTTGATGCGCTAGTCGCACTATTGGCGGCACTAGTTGCACTGTTGGACGCTGCGGTTGCTGAAGATGCCGCGTTGGTTTCTGAGGTTGCGGCATTAGTTGCACTTAACGCTGCCGCAGTTTCGGAACTAGCAACCGTAGACTCTGAAGCCGCTGCCGCAGTGGCAGAATTAGAAGCTGCGGTCGCTGAAGTTGCTGCTGCGGTTGCTGAGGTTGACGCACTAGTGGCTGAAGATGCCGCAGCTGTTGCTGAGTTACTAGCACTCGTAACCGCACTTGAATATGTACTTTCGACCCAAGTCTTTGTTGCCGCATCTTGGGCATTGACCGGATCCCCTACATTAATGATCCGACGGTTATCTGCATCATACTGCCCCGTAGCATCTTGAATAATAGCTTGCTCTAGCTCATCCGCAGATTCTTGAGACGTGTATAAATTATATAACGCTAAGAGGTCGAGATCGCTCTCAAGCAATGCCGACCCATCCGTAAAGTCAACTAGGGTGGACCCCCGAGGGGTTGTCCTCCTAATCTCAATCGTTGAGTCAGCCGCTGGTGCAGCGTCAAGCTGAACCGTACTGCTACTCAGGAACGAGAAGTCTACTGCTACCCCTTCGACCTTTACCGAAATATGATCTTCATCAATATACGGGAAGGAGAAAGCATAGTTAGTAGTGGACCCGTCACCTGTATAAAATATGTAACTATAAGCCACTTAGTGTTCTCCAAAAGAAAACCCCAGGGGTTACCTGGGGGTTCATTTGATTAGTAAGATTTGAAGTTTTTAATAGGATCTTCTACCGCTTTTATGTCTTGTTGGACTTGTTTATTTATTAACTCTTGGTTCTCAGATAAGAGAATATCTAAGGCACTTTTCTGAAAGTCGTTAATAATGCTTCTTATTTCATCTACAACAAGTCCTTTTTCTTTGCGGGTTCCAGAAGGTAATCCACTTTTTAGAATTGGATATAAGATATCAGCCACATTGAATTCGGCATAGATTTCGTTATATCGATCATAAAGTGTTTGTTTACCATCCGATGTCATCACAGTCCTGAAATCCATATTTGGAATATCAGGATGTTTTACAACCGGACGAATAGTGAGATCCGCAGTTTTCGACAAGTCATCTAAAGCTGACAACACAAACAACGTTTCTTCAGACCTACCCTTAGCTCTATCTTCAATAGAATTTGTTGAAAAGAAATCGAGGATTGCCCCTGATGGATCGAGCATTGTAGATGTTGGTGTGCTTTGTCTGCGATTACCTAACACATCGTAAGAATATGATGTCTTAATTTCATGCCCATCAATATTTAATGCTGATTGTATAGGTTGTATGAAAGTTGTCTCTAATAGCTGATAAAAGTTTTTAGGATCTCGCATGTACGGATCATTTTCTCTAGCTACTTTCCTAATCGTGTTAGGAACTGCAAGATTCATTTTATCTCGAAGCAATCTTAAGATAGCATCATCACTACTTTCAGGATCCATTAAGATTGATCCAAACTGAGTTAATTGATTAATACCTTCAAACAAACCTGCATCTTTAACCGCTCTCGCTAGAGCAACCATAGCTACAGAAATGTTGTTAGCGTATTTCTCATACTCAGCATCATCAATAAATTCCCCTTGTGCTCTTCTAAGGTCTAGCATTTTCATGCCATCAAAAGCGTTGCTCAAGATCTTAAATGGTGTTGCGACAGGATCGAAATTTCGATACGACCACGTTGAGCCATCATCAAACTTAATTGTATATGGCTGTGGTTTATCAGTATCTCTCCGGTTTTTAATTTGATCGTAGTTAGAGTATTCACCTCCACTAGTTAATTCACCGTTAGAATATTTTACAAAGAAATATCCAGCTAACGCTTGAGACATTAACGCCTCACCTCTAGCTCTGGTTTGTCTTTGCAATCCGTTTTTACCGCTAAGATCGTCTAAAAACTTTGGTGCTAAAAGCTGTATACCTGGCGTTAATCGAAATCCTTCTTCAAACACTCGAATTGGTGTTCGTAAAAACAATTGGCCAGTAGCAATCTTAAACCAACCATTTTCTTTAAAGAATGTATTAACACCTTTCGCCGCTGTAGATGCAGCACCTTCTCCGGTAAAGTCTCTCTTGTAAAGCACATCTCTAACAAAGTTTAAGGCTTCTTCATCCTGACCACGGCGAAATAGACTTGCATCTTTTTTATAACCTAATTTAGTCAGAATACCTTTATCAGCCGCTAACTGTGTTTCTACCCAGTTAAACAGCTTGTCACCCGTATATCCTTTATTTAAACCTTTGGATATTATTGGGTTGATTAAGTCATCTCCGGTAGTTCCGGCAAATGACTTTTCCATTGCTTCTTCTGTTGCTTTACGGACAAAGCTATCAAACTCTTTACCTTTAAGTCCTTTTTCAGAGGCCTCAATTGCAGCTTTACCTGCGGCACGTCCTGACACAAATGACGCATAATTAATCTGCGACATGAACTCATCGGTTGAGTTAAGTAGTCTAGGGAATAATCGTAAGGCTCCACCAAACGTACCTTGCCATGCAGACCCACCTTCCAAGATACGATTACTATCTCTAGTAAGTAAGGCTTGCTCATACTTAAATGCTTCTAATGATGCCTTTAATGCAAACTTAGCATTAAGGCCCATAGCCTTATATGCAGCATATGCTTCAACTCTAGTTGCTTTGTTAAGTGGATTATTTAACAACGCTTTCATACCTGGAATAAGTAGAGTTTTAGTTCCAGATGGGATGGTATTCATAATTAATGTTTTGAAACTGAACACATTTGATATCGCCGCTTCCGTGGCTTTAGCAATAATCCCTGATTTTTCTGGAGCTAATTTCTTCTCAATGTTTTCGACAAGTCTGTTTCGTTGTGCCGTTAACTTAGCTGCCTCATCAAATTTACCTGCTTTAATCGCTTGGTTGATCATTGGGTTATATTGTTTATTAATCCCAATAACCTGACTGTTGTTGATTAACTTATCGGCTTGCTTAAGATAGATTGCCCTAGCTTCATCAATAGTTACCCCAGTCTCATCTGCAATTTGTTTTGGAGTTTTGATGCCTCCATCACTGTTAAGAAGACGTTCTTGACGCAATCTCATAGAATAGCCTGGCTGACCACCAATTGCTTCATCAGCCTTTGTCAGCATAATGATGCGGTCATCTAGCTCTTCAAGCTCTTTACGTTTGGCGATTGCCTCAGTCATCTTCGTGGCATCGTCATCTAACTTGTTTAGGTTTTCAATTCCCCGTGCATATTGAATTCGCAATTCGTCGAGGTGCTGGAACACAGCCGCCGCAACAACATCCATACTTTCAGGATCGAGGACACGTCCCGCTACATCCATTGTGTCAGACGCAACAATCTTTTGTAGAACATCGTCTAGCGTTTGATTATCTAGTGATCTTAATTGATCCGCTACCTGAAGACCCTCTGCTAAGTTTTCGCTCAGGCTTCTTGGTCGATTAGATAAGGATGTATTCTTATCCGGTACATCTAACAAAGGGCCTTTTTTCTTAGGCTTTACAGTTGGCGTTGTAACTGTTTGCGAGGCTTGACTACTTAAATAAGGTTGATTACTGGGTAATGATGTATCTGGGACAGTGCCAACATTCTTTACGTTACTGGCAGTATTAATAATGCCGCCAAAAGCAAAGTCTGCACTAGTGCCTAAAATTAATCCTCCGCCCAACCCGATGCCCGTTTTCTTAGCGGAGCGACCATAGTCAAATTCCTCAAGCCTACCCGCAGATATCTCAATGTTTTGACGCATGGCATCATCAGTGAATGTTAAGATGCCACCTTCTAGTGCCGCAGGTAATCCTGAGCGTCCTAAGGACTGCACTAATTTTGCTTTAAGTGTAGCTTTAGCGGCTGACTTAGTAGCAAACTTTCCCCAGAAACCCGCACCTACTGTGGCAATCCCTGCGTAAGTCGTTGGATCTAGAGCAAGACCAGATGCAAATCGAGTAAACCCTTCCCATGAATAATTTACTTCATCATAGGTATCCATCATCCACAAGAACGCTTCTTTAGTTTCTTGGTCAGCTTGGAGTACATATGAGGTAACATATGCCATTGCAGGAAGGTTATAGTTAAACCAACCCATCAAATCTTTACCGTATTCCGCAAGTGATGCGTCATCTTCGTCGTTAAATTTTCCTTGATTTAACATTGAATAGACACGATCAGAGGCGGCAATCCAGTCTCGATCAGTTTCTAAACTTGCCGGATCAATATTTTTTCGCACAACCGCAAACGGCTTGTATTCTAAATACTCCGGTAAATTTTCTTTAAATGGCGCATCAATGGTAACAGGTTCAATTTCAAGTTCGTTGACATTGGGCTGTGTGATTTCTGGATCTGTTTCTGACGGCATCTCCATATCAACAGCGTTCGGTACTTGGGCCTCAGGTTTAACCGGATTTGTCTTTAATTCTTCTGGTAAAGATGGCTCAATGACTGAGGGGTTTACTACGTCAACGTTAGGTTGTTCTACGTTAGGATTAACCTGAACTTGATTTACGTTTTGAGTTGGGACGGTTATGTCCCGTTTAATTACGTTTGTAGATAAATCTGGTGATTGAGGGGCAGGACTATTGTTTTGATTAGCTGCCTTTAAATCGTCCTCCCACCAGTTGTCTTGGGGTTTTTGTTTGGCTGCTTTTAGATCAGCATCCCACCAGTTTTCATTTTCAGCCATATGTGTTTACTTTAATTTTTGGACTATTTCCCCCGAACCTGGGACGATGTAATATTCATTTATTGGAATATTTTCATAATCTTCCCGTGATGTGGGGGTATGTGGCTTATCTATTGATCCTAGGCCTTTATTGATCTCTTTAAGATCCGGAGCGGGTTTTTCTAAAGATTTTTTTAGTACCTCTCCTTTGTTTCTTATATCTAAGAACGGCGTTAATTCTTCAACTGCATATTCAGATGCTTCATACGCCAACGCTTCTTTAACCGAAGCTGGAGGTTCTTGACCATTGTTTTGCTTAACCCATTCACGATACGATTGCCGATATCGTATTTTAAATTTTCTACTTGCTCGTGATTGTGCTCTCACACCCTCTCCAGTAAATGGAAATGCGTCTCGGTCTCGTAGAGTTTGAATAACGCCTAGGACTCCTTCCTTGTACACATCATCAACAGCCTTATCGTTTATAAGATAATTATCTTCAAGAAGGCTATCCATGTCCTCTAATAATTTAGCTTTGTCCGCAGGCGTTAAATTTGATTCATCTAAAATAACTTCTTGTGCCGTGGCGCGGCTCATCGACGGTCCATTGCTTAATCTGTTTCGAATGTTTGATGCAGTGGTTTTACTCGTCACCTCATCAACATTTGTTTTGTTCAGAAACTCTCGAACATACTCTGACAATTCTGGAAGATTCTGTGCCGCATAATAATTACTTAATTCAATAATTTTTGGACCAGATAAGCCTCCCTCCGCGTCATTAAACTGCTGAAGGACAGAAACCTTCTCGGTCCGGATCGTTTCTTTTCTAGCTAATTCTCGTTGGGAGTTTTGAAAGTTATAAAGAGATATGTTGTTAGACGTTATCGTGTTTTTCAACTTATCTCGATTAGTTTTAATTTCATTATTTAACGCCCAATTAGGGATGCTATCGAGGATACTTGTATCACCAAACTCTAAAGCCTTTTGAGCAAACTCCTCATAAATAGCTTCTTTTCGCTCTACTGGATTAAGCCCATACCATTTACCAAATGTGTCATCTAACGACTTAAGATCCTCAGCATTTATCTCAAATGACCGCGTGTTATTAGAACCACTACGCACTTCTTTAATTAACGCACCAACATCTTCTCTAAATGACTCGGTATTTTTAGTTTTAATAAATGTTGCTCTTTCTGCTGACCAGTTCTGCTCGTACTGAGCGATCAGAGACTGCATACCCGTAGCCAATCCACCAATGTAAAACTCATTGTCTTCTGATGTGGTCGCTAGGATATTATTCTGTGCTTCGTCGAGAGTGGCCTTGAGTTTATTTTTATCTAACCGGATATTGTCATTTGCAAGAATCTGTTCAATCGTCGGCTGAAGAAGTTCTCTCCCCTTTTGCTTTCCTACAGTCTCTTGTACTTTGTACATCACAGACGGGACAAGCTCTGGGTGCAACTCTCCAATCTGAGCTTTTGTTACATCACCCTCTTTGATGCTATTGCTAACTGACGATACATAGAAATCTAACTTTTCTTCTTGTAACGCAGTCTTCTTTGCAACTTCTTTGAGACGGTATGCCTCAAGATTATCCGAGGCTACACCTAAGGACTGCGCTAGGGCGGTCGCGGCGGTAGCTTGTGCGGCAGATTGGCGAACTGTGGTTCTCTGCGGTGCGGCTGAGGTTTGAAACCCTGTGCCACTCCGTTGGTACTGCACTTGTTGTCTTCGCGCCATTACTTGTTACCCCATGTATCGTTAGCAGTCGTCCCAATTCTTAATGCCGCACCAAGATAATCTGGTCGAACAGGGGACTTGTAAGAGTTAACATTTGATATTGTTGTGAATCTGTTATTAGCAGCCTGAGCCTGTAACGCCTGGTCTTGCCTTAAATAATTAACATCAGCAGTCATGTTATCGCGACCTGCTTTAGCCTCAATGTCAGCCAACAGTGCATCCACGGATAGCCCAGCTATGCCTGCTTCTCCGGCGGCTACTCGTGCCGTAGCTTTAGCCCGTTCTGCTGCTCGATTATTTTCGAGCTTTTGCTCTGCTGTGTTCTGTGCTTCTTGTACACGGGTGGTGTTAATCTGAGCTTGGTTATATCGCTCTGCTTGCATATCAGCTTGATACTGCCGATCATTTAGTCGCCGCTGTTGTTTATAGGCTGCGTTCTGTGCCTGGACCTGCATTACGGTAGAACCAATACTGGCAATCGCCAGCATAGTTGTCATCTCGCACATAATTATCTCTTCATATAAAATTTGTGAAATGGCTCTCCATCAATTCCATGTGGAGTTGGCTCACAAATTGTAAAACCAAGCCATTTAAGCCAATGAATATGTTTTGTATTACCTGCCCAAACATAGTTCTCTAGATACCCGTAGTTATCTAACATCTTCTCTGTTATCCCTCGGCATTGAACTACGAACTCCCTTTTGAAATTCGTGAGTAAATCTGAGGCCAACATCCAAGGGGATCCGAAGACACCGCGATGTCCACCACAGCCGTACATAAGAATAATTTGATTGTTAATCCATGCAGAATAGCAGGAGTCAGAGAGGGCAAAAGCATATAGCAAGGAGACCTCAGGATCTAAACCAGTTCCGTGGTTTATTTCTTGGAGATCAGCCTCGCGTAAATGCTTTGCTAATAAAATACAGTCCTTCTTACTGGCCTGTTTAACTCTTGGCCTAGACTGCTTTACTACGTTTGACATACATTCCTTCCCAGTCGGCACTCAAAAGAGCCGAGGGCAATGGGGTATCGTTTGTTACTTGAATTGAAACCTCAGTGTTCTTGGCTAAGACAGGAAACTTAAACAACCCAGTTTCCAACGCTATGTCACCAATAGTTGAACTTGAGAGACCCACGGTCTTTCCTGAGAAAATATATTCGTAGCTCGATCTACCCGTAGGTGTCACGATAGCCTTAAAGTATCCGGTATCAGAAAAGTTTAACTGTAGGTTTCTAACTTGAAGTCGACCTGTAGTATCAGCTTTTTGAGCATTGCCAGAAGCAGTTCTAACCACAATAGGACTAAACGTATATGAGTGTGAATATTTACGTCCTAGGATTATATCATTGCCCGAGAAGTCACCTTCTATCCGACCTCCGGCTGCTACTTGCTCCACATCAACTAGAATACCTTCGTTAAGTGTTTGGTCCTTAGCCACTACTGCTTGCCACTCACCATCTGTCAAATCACATGGAAGATCAGCTAAAGCGATGTTGCTATAAGTTCCATCAAAGGTAATGTCAGCACCACTAATAATGACCTTGCGATCCAAGTGAACCGTGTATGGCTCTTCATCCCAAATGTCATCGATAGCCACTGAGAGTTTTTCTAGATATACCCCATCAGATCTCTGGATAACCAAGAACATATCTGACAAGATAAAGTCTACGTTTAAGATTTCATCTCCAGCATCCAAGGTCCACTTAGACCAGGCACTTTGCAACTTCTCATTGTTTGACCAGTAAAAGTTATATATGTACATCGAACTTGGATCATCTGGCGTTAACACTGCCAAGATATCGTTGTTCAATCCGGCGGCAATCTTAGTAACACCTGCGGGGATGTAGCTAGGAACATGTGAGGTAACATCAGCCGCATCGTTTGTTCCGGCTACTTCGTCAATCGTAAAGTATTCTCTAAGTCCAGAATACTCACCTTTATCAACCGCAAAGTAAATGTTGTTACCAAAGCCAACTGGGGCTGCTGTAACGTTAGCCTCAAACTCCGTTGATTGTTTAACCGCAACGGTCTGGGGTGTCAGAATATCTTGCTGTGTATCTACAATAAACTGTGTTTGTGCAGAGAATAACAGAAGCTGCCGGTTGTATGGAATTGCATGGACAAGCGTTGACACTTTCGTGTGACTAGCCTGTACATCAATCGGTGCAGAATCAAGTAACTCAGTGACCGTCTTACGGTAGAAGTTAAAGAACTCTCCGGCCTCAGACATGATCACACCTTCGTCTGAGAGGAAACCTAAGCGGTTCCTGTAGAAAAAGATGTCGTTAATCTTACTGCCAACAAAGGATGGATCTGGGTTAAGATTAAGGTCCCCTACGGTTCTATCATCCCATGTAGCCTCTTCAAATGTGAATGTTCCATCCGCATTACGAACAAGCTGATGAGGCATTGTACTAGCCTCAAAACCTAGGAATTCATCTGGAGCAATGGTTTCAACCCAAGCTCCAGTTCCACTGCCATCAAATTTTACCCAGAAATTATCAAAGCCAAAGTTCTTATCTCCAATGACCTCAATTTTAAATCCGTCTCTTCCCTGAGCGGGGAGGTCACTAAATTTTTGGATTTGTCCTTTCAGAGCAGTCATTGCCCCATTGTTAAATCCATCTTCTGCTCGTATTAAAAAATCACCACTCGTTTTAGAGATGTAGATTGTTGATCCTGTTCGGATCACTGTATATCCGGATAAACTACTTAGACCATTTGAAACCAACTGAGTGGCAATATAGTCTGTGTTGATATTTGCGGTATGTGAAGAGTTAGACCCATCTGGAGTAGTATAAGACGAGACCGTAGTGTTATTAATAATGACTTTATAGGTCTGACCGTAGTTACCTACTTTCACGTTAATTAACGCTTCAGCAGCCCTATCTGCTGACTTATCAGCACGTTGTGTAACAGTCGTGTTTTTATTAACAATGAATGTATAGTCAGCCACCGTAACGGCTCGGAATGATGTAGACGGACTAGCTGAATCTAAGTAAGTTGTGCCATCGGGAAACGACACAGTTTTTTCAGTTCCGGCTAAATCAAAAACTTTTAAATTACCATCGGTAATAATGACAACGTATTGCTCGGTCGGATCTCGATTAATAGTGTGTAAATAAGCGTCACCTAAAGATCCTGACAAAATCTTTTTTAAATGTTTTGTTGGCGGTCGTTTCCTCAGCCCCTGAGAAGTTGTACTTAGCCCGTTAGTTTGCTCCTCGGCTTGAGAGGAAAGGCGTAGCGTAAACGGCTGCTGAGAAACTCCATTGACCAGATTTGGTATGGATGAAGAAACTAAAGGCATATGATCAGTACCGTTGGATTGCTCTCATGACAGAATAATTACCAGTGAGAATGTTGTAATCTCCGGTAATACCTTCGGCTTTCTTTAAGCCAATCAAAGCATCTTGTTCATCTTCACGAGAAAATTGGTATAAAGCGTCAGACCCTACAGTCCTCGCTTGGAAAACTCTAGCTGACCTAACAGTAATATAGTGTCGTGCAGATTCTGGTAGATCTGTAAATGGTAACAAAATTACCATATCGACCTTAACCGAATCTTCAAATTCGTAAGTATGATTTTTACGATCATACAATCGAGTTCCTCTTTGCGCTACATCGAGGTCGCGATCTTCGTCAACTGTATCAACTCTAATACAGTTTGTTGGTAATGAAATTTCGTTTGTAAAAGCCGCTGGAGTTAGCGTAAGAGATTTATCTGTATTGAAGTGCCATCCCTTTGATTGGACCGCACGATTGACTTCGGATAGGGTACTTTGGGCTGTAACTGCGTCAGCCACCGCTGCCCCCGCCGAGAGTGATGAGATAGGCGATTCACCTATCACCAATAACATGGTGTTCACAGCCTCCAATTCGGAGGTCGGTGTTGTTACAGTAGCCATTTAATATCCAAATAAAAAATAGGGATCCCTGATTTCTCAGAGACCCCTAGGGTTACATCAATTAAACTGCGCCAGTTGCCAATTCAATAGAACACTCTGGACGGAGAATTCCGTGACCCATAGCGTACTTAGCAACCATTAGCGTACCTTGACGGCGAATGTCGTACTCAGACTCCATTGCGAGATCAAGCAGCTTAACCGTACCAATTGCTTCTTTCTGAACAACAAGACCGACAGTAGTTGTTGCATCAACAGCATACTGAGTGTCAGAGTCACCAGCGAGAACGCCAGAAGACACGTTAGTTGAAGGAATGTGATTGGTAGGAACGATGGTCAGACCAGCGATGCGGAAGACTTTACCGTCTGAGTATGCACCAGAACCACCCCAGTCTTTGTTCAAGACATCAGTATTCTGAGTAAGCGCATAATACTGTGCAGGACGGACGAAAGCGTAGCGATCGTTTTCAGGTACATCTTTTTCATCAAAAGTCTGAGCAGCTTCAAACA